AACAGCAAAACGAGACTCTTCGTGATATAGCTGAAATGGACAAAATTGCCAGTGCGTTACCAGCCGTCAAAGGGCTAGGAGAAATGGCAGATAATGAACTTAATGATGTGGCAGATAAGGCTATGAATGCATACGAAGATTTAATGGATCTTGGAATGAATGTAGAATCAAGATATAGTGGTAGGGTATTCGAGGTAGCAGGTAGTATGCTAAAAACTGGACTTGATGCCAAAGTTGCGAAACTAGATAAGAAGTTGAAAATGGTTGAATTGCAACTTAAAAAAGAAAAGCTAGATAAAGACGGCAAAGTTGATGACGGTAATATCGTACAAGGTGAAGGATATATAGTTACAGACCGCAATAGTTTGCTAGAAAAACTAAAGAATATGGATAAATAATATTAAGGACAAGGATTATGTTTGAAAAATACTTAAATGAAGCGAAAAAAATTTATGAATTTTCAGTAGGTGTAGCGGGAGAACTACCCGATGGCTTTGCTGACGAGTTAGAAAAATGTTTACAGAGATATAGCGTTGCATCAATGGGTTCAGGTAAGAAAACACCTATCCAAGAACGTCCATTAGACTTTCCAAATAAGCAAAATTGTGAAGTTACTTATTGGGAAGTTGGATTAAACTATCCGACTACTCCACAAGTTTTAAAAGAATACATTGCACAATGTTGTGAAACTGATACAGCTTCGGTCATTGTAAGAACAGCAAAAGACCCTGCTATGGAATATCAAGAACAGTCAGAAGAAACTCCTTACGTTTCCAAACTAGAAACAGAGGAGATGGAACAAGCTGATCCTAAGGCTCAAGATCATGTAGGATCAAATCGTGTTATGGAACTACTAAAAGAATTAGAAAGTTCTAGATCAGATAGAGAAAATGATCCAATTGCAGATATCAAGCCCGGTGATACAAAAGATATCAGCGACAAAATAGGAACAACATCACCTATAGGGAGTAAGTAATATGAACATGAAAGATATGATTCAGCAGATGACAAATATCGAGACTGAAGAAAAATCAAAAAAACAAAAAATTAACGAAGCGGCATCTATGAATATTTCTATGACAGGAGATGATGCTAGCCAAGTAGGTCAATTAATGGCAATGATGAGAAATGCAGGCATGGATCCAAAACCAGTTGCCGCAGACATGCCAATGCCTATGAGAAAAGATATTGACAAGTTTAGAAGTATAGTAGATAAACCATCATGTGGTGATCCAATGACAGGTGCTATGAAAGATGATCCTAAGATTCCTGGTAAAGATGATGTGCCAGGTGATATGGATTTAAAAGCAGGTGTAGTTGGTAAAGCGTTAGCAGGTACTGGTGGAGCTGTGGCGGCAGATGCATTAGATAAAGCAACTGGCGGTGTGGCATCAAAAGCAGGCGCAGGCGCAGGCATGAAGGCAGGTTCAGCAATTGGTGGAGCATTAGGAGGTCCAGCAGGTGCGGCAGTTGGCGGAGCATTAGGCGGAGCAGTTGGTAGTCAATTACCTAAGGCGGCTGGTGCAATGGCAGGTTCTTCAATGGTTGACGACATGGAGGCTGAAGGTGATTATGCAAATTCACCAGACGAGCAATATCGTCCAGCATCAGATGTTATTAACCCTCCAACAAACGATATTAACAAATCCAAAAAAGCATATCCAAAAGTAGCTGGAGGAGATAATCCTATGGCACTTGCTGATAGAATTAAAGAAGAACTATCTTCTTTATATAAAGAATACAAGTAATCCCCCCAGATTCAAATAGGCTCTTCGGAGCCTATTTTTTTGAGTAAATACTGGTACTATGGTAAAGAGTTTAGATGGCGTTTTAACCAAAAAAGCCAATACAAGAGAAAGTTTTACAGAAGATCAAATTGCAGATCTTAAGGCTTGTGCAAATCCTGACACAGGCTATCTATATTTTTGTAATCATTTTTTTAATATACAGCATCCTGTAGAAGGAAAAATGTTGTTTGAACCTTTTGATTACCAAGTCAGATTATTAGAAAGTTATCACAATAATAGATTCAACATAAACATGTTGCCAAGGCAAAGCGGAAAAACAACTACTGCCGCAGGTTATTTGTTATGGTATGCTATGTTTCATCCTGACCAAACAATATTAATAGCCGCACACAAATACACAGGTGCACAAGAAATAATGCAAAGAGTGAGATATGGTTATGAATTATGCCCTGACTTTATAAGAGCAGGAGTAACTAATTACAACAAAGGATCAATGGAATTTGAAAATGGATCACGAATTGTAAGTGCTACTACTACAGGCAATACAGGAAGAGGTATGTCAATTTCTTTGTTATACTGTGATGAGTTTGCTTTTGTGGCTCCAACAATAGCCGATGAATTTTGGACATCGATATCTCCAACACTTGCAACAGGTGGTAGAGCAATCATTACCAGCACACCTAATTCAGACGAAGATACATTTGCAGTAATATGGAAAGAGAGCCAAAATAAATTTGATGCTAACGGAAATGAACAAGCAGTAGGAATAAACGGATTCCACGGATTTACTGCCAAGTGGGACGAACATCCTGATAGAGATGAAAAATGGAAGGAAGCGGAACTAGGTAGAATAGGCGAAGAGAGATTTAGACGCGAATATGGTTGTGAATTCCTAGTATATGATGAAACGCTAATCAACGCAATAAAATTATCTAGCCTTGAAGGATCTGATCCTAAAATGAATATGGGCCAGACTAGATGGTATGGTGATCTCAAAAGCACAGAAAATTATGTTGTAGCATTAGACCCAAGTATGGGTACTGGTGGAGATTATGCGGCTATTCAGGTTTTTGAAATACCTACTTACAAACAAGTTGCAGAATGGCGACACAACGAAACTCCTATTCCTGCACAAATAAGAATATTGAAAGATATATGCACACACATAAAAGACAAAACAGGAAACGCAAATAACATATATTGGAGTGTTGAAAACAATGCTATAGGAGAAGCCGCTTTGATAGTAATAAATGATTTTGGAGAAGAAAACATACCAGGATTATTCATCAGTGAACCCATGCGTAAAGGACATGTACGTAAATTCAGAAAAGGATTTAACACAACACATCAAACAAAAATAAGTGCATGTTCTAGGCTTAAAACAATGGTTGAAAATAATCAGTTGCATTTATACAGCAAAGCACTGATTACAGAACTAAAGAATTTTGTTGCTACTGGTACAAGTTACAAAGCAAAGGTAGGACAAACTGACGATTTAATAAGTGCAACATTGTTATCAATAAGAATGATGAGTGTACTAAAAGACTGGGATCCACGCATTTACAACACATTTACACAAGCAGAAGGAGACGAACCTATACAACCGCCTATGCCTATATACGTTACAGGCGGTTTAGGATAAATATTAATATGAAAAACCTTGACACAGTAGCTAAAGAACTTTTTAATAAGATAAGAGGCAGATATCCATCTATCACAGTTGGAGATCAGGATGCCACTATAACTAATAGACCTAATGATGCTAGGTTTTTCGAATTTGATTTTACAAAAGATAAAAAAGTAAGTGTTAGTCTTGATGAAAAAGCTCTTACAATAATGTACAGCGATAATTTATTTGACGAACAGGAGCAAAGTTTAAAAAGTAATTGGTTTGAATTTTTAAAAGAATTAAGACAGTTTGCTAAGAAACGTATGTTAAACTTTGATACAAGAAATATAACTAAATCAAATTTAGATAAAAGAGACTATGAATACCTAAGCACGGAGAAACAGATGAGCGAATCTAAACTATACGGAACAAGTAGAACCAGTTTCCAAGATATTGGTTCAGCTAAAATGATTGTGAAGCATACACAGCCAATCAATCATGAACAACCAGCAGGCAGAACAAGAGATATTGCTGGCATTTATATTGAAAGCACTGAAGGAGAAAGATTTAAATATCCTTACAGACATTTGAATGGTGCAAGAGCAATGGCAAGACACGTTGCAGAAGGCGGAAAACCATATGATGATTTTGGAAAATATATTTCTGGATTATCAGAAGAGCTAAACAACCTACGAAAATTTAAAACATACATGAATCGCTCTAGTGTAATGGCAGAAGGTTTAGCTCAGTATATGGATATCGTAAATGAAAGAATTGAAGCCGTAAAGAAAACGGCACATGCGTTACAGTCAACTTCAAAGTATAAAGAAGCATTTGAGAACTTCGAAACAACCGTGCTAGAAGAAGTTCCAGAAGATGTTACAAATAATTGGATTGATGAACTAACAATAAAACAGTTTAACGAAGAGCTCAAAGGTGTCTTTCCATACATTTATAAACTTGTTAGTGAAGCTAATAAAGTGAAAGATATCAATCCTGATAATCTTGCTGAAATGACAGAAGGTATGGAAAAAGATGAAGTTATGGCTATAATGGCAAAACACCCACAAGATGTGGAAAGAATGAAACAAGAAGGTGATATCAATACTGCCTCAGGACTGTACACAGCCTTGTATCGTTACTATTCAGATGAAATGCCATATGGAACACAAAAAGCAAGAGATGGTGATCCAGTAGAATGGATCATGGATAGACTTGATGACCTAGGTCTAGCAGAAGATATGGCCCAGGAAGGAAAAGTAAAAGGCATGGTAATGGACATGGAAGACGATGCGGCTGGAATGTCACGTGAAGAATTTATCATGAAATACGGTAATCATAATGCAGATATTTGGGATAGAGTAAATGACGAAGATTATGTTGACCCAAGTGATTACGCAGGACCGGAAGAAGATTTCGAACAGCATATGGATTCAATTGTTGATAACGCAACTTATGATATTGCTGAAGATCCTGCGTTTGAAGATTTCAAAATGGCGGCGGCAAATGCGGCGGCAAAAGGTGAAAAGGATTTTGAATATCCAAAAGGTTCAGGCAAAAAACATCCTGTGAAAATGGATAAGGGAACAGCGGCAAAACTGTTAGCTGATGATACAGATGTAGATGAATCAGGTTTGCAATACTACACTGGTGTCAAAAAACATGGCAAAGAATATATGAAAAGAGCGGCTAAGGCAGGCAGAGAAGGAGCTAGTCAGGAAGAATTAGGTCGACTAAAAGACAAATATAGCAAAGCTGAAAAAGACACTAAAGAAGAAGATGAAAGAACTGACGAAGTTTTACCAGCATTGGCTATTCCAGCTATTGGTATGATTGCTAGAATGGCAATTGGTGCATTAGGTAGAGGACTAGCCAAAAAAGGAGCCAAAGAAGCAATTAAAAAAGGTGCTATTCAAGGAAGTAAAATAGCAGGTAATATCGCAAAAAATACTGCAAAAACAGTTGCAAAAAATCCTGGCAAAGCGGCAGTAATAGGTGGCGGAGCATACGCTCTAGATAAATTAGACGACTTTAAGGATTTCATTGTCAATAGTGTAGAAGATATCATGAAGTTTTTGCCAGAAGGTGCAGAAGCTATAGCAAGGATGGCGGCAAAGTATGCATTACCAGCCAGTGTTGCAGTAGTATTAGCATATGGTGGATATAAATTAATCCAAAAAGCAACAGATGATGCAGAAGAAAAAGAAGAAGAAAAGGCAAATGGTCCGGACGTAATCGATCTAAGTCCAAAAGGCCCGGGTGATGAACTAAAACAAAAGAACGAAGTACCATTAGAAGAATTTGTGAAGAGCATGTATGATTACACTCAAAATGCTTTTCCAAAGGGCGAAACAGCAGTGTTGACCGCAGTTCAAAAGAAATACGGTGACGAAGCTGTTCGTGAAGCACAGTCAGTAATAGAAGAATTATTAGCTGGGCAAGATGAGGAAATGGCTAGAATTCAGCATTTAGCTGGACTAAGATAACCAAAACTCAGAAAAAAGTCAAAAAAACACTTGACTTTATAAATATTATCATGTACAGTATATATTATTGTGCATGTTTAGGCACAAAGCTATAAGGCAAAACTAAGGAGGCATATTATGGCAACATTAGCAGAGATCAGAGCAAAACTGAAAGAACAAGAATCACGCACAGGTGGTTCTCAAAGCTCCGGCGGGGACAACGCAATTTATCCATTCTGGAACATGCAAGAAGGTCAAACTACAACAGTTAGATTCCTTCCAGATGGAGACGAATCCAATACATTTTTCTGGAAAGAACGTTTGATGATCAAACTGCCTTTTGCAGGAGTAAAAGGTGAGACTGACTCGCGTCCAGTTCAAGTGCAAATTCCTTGCATGGAAATGTATCAAGAAAGCTGTGACATTCTTAATGAAGTTCGTGGCTGGTTTAAAGATCCAAGTCTTGAAGATATGGGTCGTAAGTATTGGAAGAAAAGAAGTTACATATTCCAAGGGTTTGTAACTGAGAATGCTCTTAATGAGGATTCACTTCCAGAAAATCCAATTAGACGTTTTATTATTGGTCCACAGATTTTCCAAATCATTAAACAGGCTCTTATGGATCCTGATATGGAAGAACTACCAACAGATTATACTGCTGGTGTTGACTTCCGTCTTACAAAAAGTTCAAAAGGCGGTTATGCTGACTATTCAACTTCAAGTTGGTCAAGAAGGGAACGTCCATTGACAGACGTAGAGATGAAAGCAATCGAAAGCAATTCGTTGTTTAATTTAAGTGATTTCCTTCCTAAAAAGCCAACTGATGTAGAAGTCAAGGTAATGAAGGAAATGTTTGAAGCATCTGTTGATGGCGAAGCATATGACATGGATAAGTTCGGTCAATACTTCCGTCCAGCAGGAATGGCGGCAAGAACAGGTGATCCTGTAAAGGCTAAGGTTGAAACTCCAAAGGTGGATACTAGCCCAAAGCAAGAAGCTCCGGCAGTACAAACTCCGGTAGCGGAAACACCAAAGGCTGAAGAGCCTGCAACGGCGCCAAGTGGTAAGGCAGAAGATATTCTTTCCATGATCCGTGCGAGACAAAATCAATAAAAGTATATACAGTGGGGGAGAGATCCCCCACTAGGCTTTAAAAGGAGAAACTATGGCAAAGGCGTTTGATCCTACTAAATTTAGGACACAACTAACAAAATCCATTACAGGCATGAGTGCAGGATTCAATGATCCGACTGATTGGGTTTCAACAGGTAACTATGCACTCAATTATCTAGTAAGTGGTGATTTTCATAAAGGTATTCCACTAGGAAAAGTGACTGTATTCGCAGGTGAATCCGGTTCGGGTAAGTCTTATTTTTGTGCAGGTAATATTGTAAAGGCCGCACAAGATCAAGGTATATTCGTAGTATTGGTTGACAGTGAAAATGCACTTGATGAAGATTGGTTACAAAGACTAGATGTAGATACAAGTGAAAGCAAACTACTAAAACTTAACATGTCAATGATTGATGATGTTGCTAAAACTATAAGTGTATTCATGAGTGATTACAAAGCAATGACAGAAGAAGAACGTCCAAAAGTTTTATTTGTTATTGATTCGTTAGGTATGTTGCTTACACCAACTGATGTTGACCAGTTTGGTAAGGGTGATTTGAAAGGTGATATGGGTAGAAAGCCTAAGGCACTGACAGCTCTTGTTAGAAACTGTGTGAACATGTTTGGTAGTCACAATGTAGGTATGGTATGTACTAACCACACTTATGCATCGCAAGATATGTTTGATCCAGATGATAAGATATCAGGTGGACAAGGATTTATCTATGCATCATCTATTGTAGTTGCAATGAAAA